TTCATCTCCAAGTCCAGGACTGTTTTGTAAAACCCATTTAGTTTTAGTTAAAGAACTTCTTGGTACTAAAATTAATCTGTGATTTTTAGGTAATTGTAAAGCAAAGCCTAACTTACATATTACTAAATCATATTCTATTTTTTCTATTTCTGTAACAGTTACATCCCAACCTCCTGCTAATTCAGTAGCTTGTTTTGGAATTACTGCATTTGGGTGTAATTTTTTAATTTTTACTAACATTTTTTTTTAATTTATTAAGGTTCTATAATTTTTTTCATTAATCATGATTTTTCTGTAAGAGTCTGATATATGAGGATACACTATTAAAGCTTCCAAATGTTCTTGTCCTAAGTCTTTTATTTTAGTAAACTTTAAAGACTCCGTACCATTTATTCCTCTTGAGCCCCACTCACAAAAATCTCTAATGATATTATGAGGGTCTTCTTCATTCAAAGTTAGAAGAGCAATTTTTTCCTCATCTTTTCCTCCAAATCTAACATAATCAAATCCTCCATCTAAAAAAGTTTCATTATTACAAGGACATTTAACAAAATCATGTCTATGTCGGGAAACTAATACTGTGTTGCAATTTAAACAAGTTGCTTGGCTATATACTATTTTATTTTTTTCTTCCATTTTTATCATTTAGTTTTAAAAATTACATTGTCTCTTTGGAATCTATCTTTTAATATCTGCATTAAAACAGCCTGGCCCAAGTCTTTTATTACATCAGAAGGGTCAGTTTGTTCCATGTTTGAAGGATTGTTTATATATTTTAGCCTTTGATCAATCTCAAGAGTTAGTAACCTAGAAAATCTCTTTCCTGCATCATCATTATTTAGGTAAACATAGATGTGCTCAAATTTAGAAAATAAATCTTCTATAATAGGAAGAAGAATTTTATAACTATTCTCACTTGGTAGATTAAAAGCATCAAAACCCATCTCATGTAGACACATTGTATCTTTTAAAGAAGATGTAATAAACAATACATTCGTTTTATATTCTAATTGTTTATATCCTTCCAAAACAGCCTTTATTGTTCTCCATTTTTGCATTTTTATTCCTACAGGATTATATATCTTATAAGGAATACCTCCATCACAATAAGCAAATATTGGGTTATATTCACTGCTGGAATAATTTAACACTCCATTCCTGAATACAAATTTTACAGGTATTACATTATACTTTTTTAAAGTGATTTCAGTTATAGAGAATTTCTTCCAATAGTCTAGGTCATGTTTCTCAAAACCATTTTTAAACTTTACATTGTAAACTATTTTTTCTTCTTCATGGTAAGAAGTAAATTGATCTTTTAAAGAAGAAGAAGAAAGGGGTGCTTGTGACACCCCTTTAATTTCTCCTGAAAAATTTCCTTTCACTTTATCCGTATATTTTAAATCGTAATTAATTTTATTAATAGCTTCTTTGTTTGTTAAATTATACTTTTGTGATACAAAGGAAATACAATCAGTATGTGTAGGATTATTGGCCCAATCAATAAATAATATTTTATCGTTTATCACTTTAAAATAACATTTTGGAGATTTATCTCTCCTCAAAGGATTGGTAAAGGTGCCTTTAGTATCCCAACTTCCAAAATAATTTCTCCATATATCACTTTGTTGATCTAAAGTGAACATATTTATTTGGTTTAGAATGGAAGTTCATCTGAATACTCTGGTATGCTTTCAGCTTCTTGAGTAGAAGTTGACTCAACACCCAAATCTTCTGAACTGAATTCTTGGAATTTTGAAGTAATAGGAGCCACATTCTTTTTAAATGCAGAGTATTCTCCTCTCAAACTATTGATAATTTTATCAAAGCTTTTGATTCCAGGATAATCTTTAATGAAAGCTTTTGTGTAAATACTCATATCATAATAAGTTTTACCTTCACTCTCTCTTGAAGTTATTCCTACATAAACTTTGATTCCTCTGCCTTCTTCAAAAAGAGGACTAATATCTGAATAATCTTGTTTAAATAACTTCTCTAAAGGAAGGAAAATTGAAGGAATATCTCCCTCTTTTAGGGTATATTTAGATAAATCTGTTTCCCAATTTTTCAAATTAATGAAGAAATCAACAACTAAATCCTCTCCAACCATTGCTTTTCTTTGGTTATCACCATAATACCAAACTTTATTTTTGTTCATAACAGCAGGGTCTTCATTATAAGAAGTAAGACCTTGGCCATTAATGTATTTTTGTTTTCCACTACGAGAAATATCGTGTCTAGCTTCTAACCAAAATGTAATCTTAGTTTTGGTATCTTCCGCTTCAGGAATAACTCCCCAAATATCAAGTTTTAACACTCTCACTTGTTTACCTTCTACATCCTTTGTAGTTAAGTATTCAGGATCTTTCTCCAAATCTTTGCCTAGAAATTCTGACAACTTAGCTTTTGTGGGGTTAATTAATTGAGGTACAAAAGTTGTCACCCCATAAAATAATTTTCTGGCACCTGTGCCTGTTGAAACTTTTACATTACTGTTCATGCTTAAATGATTTTAAAAATTAAAAATATTGTTTTGTGTGTTAAATAAAAATCTTTTCCCAATGAGTCTCTAACTTATCATCATTGATGAGTTCTGAAATTTCAAACTCTTTGTTTCTAAGATGCTTACATCTAGTTCCTCCTACAATTTCTTCAGAGTGAATAAATGAAAGCATGTTTACATTAGGTTTTTCAGAGTTTCTGTACATATAACCAATTGCATCTACTCTTAAAGCTAATAAATCTTTTAGTTTACCTTCAAGATTTAACTCTTTAATTGTTTGGCCAGAAGTAGAAATACTTTTATCTGCAACGTGTCCTACAATAATCAATGTATCACAAAATCTTGTAAAAAATTCCATGATTTTAAAGAGTGCTTCTCTCTTATAAACTTGGCCTTTACCATACTCTAATCTGTCAATATCAAAGTCAGATGCTTCTGCTTTGCCAGTATCTTTGTTGTAAGTTCTAACTGCTAATTGATTAAGTAATTTTTCTTTCAAAGATGTTACTGTGTCAAGTGTGATGTACTTGTAATGAGGTTTTTCTTTGTGAAAAAGTTGGGCCAACTCATCAAATTGTTGTAATGAGTCGATGTTGATTCTCATAGACTCATAAAAGTCTGCTCCGTGCTCAAAGTTAATAATAAGGTTTCCTTCCAATTCTGAAAGCGCATGGGTTTTTCCTGTTTTTTTCTGTGAAAAAATCACCATTGTTCTTGGATTCACCACTGTAGGTGCAATCCTTCCTGTCGGTAAAGTTAAATTACTCATCTGTTAAAATTGTTTTTTTATGGGTTAATAAATGATTTAAATTTTCGGTATCATCATTTCTAGGCATACTAAAAAATGAGAAACCTTTTGGGTTAAAAAATACTGGTTCAGCTATACCTGTTCTTCCAAATCTGTTTTTACATATATGGACAGTTCTAAAACATTCCTCAAATCCTTCTGTTCTATCAGAATTTAAGATTTGATATTTGTAATAATTGGTAAGCTTGTGCTTATAAGGGGAGAATAATCCAATAATTACTTGATAGGATCTAGCAACTTTTATATTATCTCCTAGTTTTTGTGGTTCGGGTTCTAATTTACCTGCTTTATAGTGATTCAAATCACCTGCGGCCATTTGTTGTTGCTGCACACAGCATACATGCCATTTCCAATGCTTAGTAACTTGTTTCCTCATGTAGCTATTGACAAGTTTATCAATACATCCTGATAAATCTAAAGACATTCCTAATTCATTTTTCTCTAATTCAAGAATATTTACGTTATCTATAACAACCGTAACAATTTGATTAGGGTCTTCTTGTATATAGTGGCTATATAAGTTTATAACTTTGCCACTAGGAAGTGTTTTTTCTTTGTAGTGATGCTCTCCAATTTCTTTGGAGTAATCTTGACAAGATTTATAGATACCTGTAGCATGTCCTGTTTGGTCATCAAACTTTGTAAATCCTTTAACTGTATTAAAAAAAGTTTGTACTACCTCGGATTTTATCATAGAGATTATTTCATCTGAGATTGGGTTTATCCTACTTAGTAGTTCGTCTTGTGTACAGTGTTTATTATAATACTTCGTGATGGCATACTGAAGAATACTAATGTCAAACTCTTCTTCAGACTCTTCTAAACCAAACCATAAACATTTGTATTTAAACTGTCTAAAAGAAGGGTCTTCTAATATGTAATCAGCTACACTAAATAAGTATAAATATTTAGCTAAACTCGTCTTACCTACAGAAGTCTCTGCAGTAACACAAACCAATGCCCCAGGAAAAATTCCACTAAAAGCTTTTCTAATACCATTAAAAGGCATTGGAATGCTGTTAATATGACCCCTGATAAGAGCATCTCTATTTTCTTCTATTACATTTAATATTTGCATTAATAGTATAATTTATCTTGTGTGGTGTATATGCCTATCTTTATCTCATTTATAGTGTCTAAAAGCAGGCTTCCTCCTTCTTTGTCAATAAAATATTGAGCATCTAAAGAATACCGTAAATCTCTTGAATTCTCATGGTAATAATTTACAGCATCTAAAATTTCTTGCTCTGTTACTTTATATTTTTTCATAAAAGTTTCCAACTTCTGTCTTACTTTTGTTTTAGGGCTATAAGATTTTTTACATAATCCTTGTAAATTTTCTTTACTAAACAAAAATATATAATTATCTAAAAAAGATAAAGAAACTAATGGTTCGTATTTTTGATTTTCTAATATTGAATACCCATATTCAGTAATTTCAAAATTATCTAAATTGGAATCATCTATATTTTCAGTATCAATGTAACGTATAACTCCTTGCTTTAAAAGGATTTCTGGAAATTTAATTTTTGGTAGCTTTACCACTAATTTTCCTATTTCTTCATAATTCATTTCCCTTTGATTTAAAAGTTTACAAAATTAATACATTTTTTTTAATTGTCAAGAGTTATGTTTACTTTTTTAGTAAAAAGTAAATGACAATGTTTACAAAGTACCTCTAATTTAGATATATCATCAACAAAAAGCCTATCATGAAAAGTTTTTATTTCATCGTAATCTTTTAGGCTACCACAAGGTTCGATGTGATTTACTTCTACTTCTTTTTTTAAGAACATTTTTTTACATTCATTACATTGCCATTTTTTTAGTAAACTAGAATAAGCTTGTTTTAACACCTCTTTTCTGAAAGGACAGGAATACATCCACCTTTGTCTTAAAAATGCCCTAATGGCACCAAAGAATGCTGATTTGGTCATTGTGCCTCCACAATACTCTCTAGGTACTCTTGGGTTTACTACTTTTTTCTTTTTCTTTGGAGTA